GGGTAATTACCACCAAGCTTTAGTCCAGAAACTCTTTGGCTTAGACTAAGGATTGATTCGTGCTAAAGTTTGGTTTTTCACTCGGTTTGTTCGGCCTTCGTGGCCACCCCACTTTTAACAAACTATGACCACAACTACTAATTCTAACAGACCTGAGCTGTCCAGGCGCCAGCCAGTGTCTATAAACAATAATGATCCCGAACATGTTAAGTTAATTGCACAAGTGTATGGTTATAAGCCCCCACAGCAATTTGTGAACAAATTTAGAAGACTTAAGATCGAGCAAGCTATTAAGAAGAATCAGGAGTTACACGAACGTGAAAAAGAAAAAGAAAAACCTGAGAAATCTATTGAAATGGAACCTGATTCTAATTCAGATATTGAAGGGGAAAAACAAAAAGAAACAAATGTGGTCGATGAGGAGAAACATGAAATATGTATAGAAGAAGACAAAGAACTAGAAAAAGAACCAGAAATAAAAATTTGTAATGAGCAAACTCCTCATGAATTTGATTCATTTAAAAATCAGCCCAATACGACTGTTGAAGATATAAAATCCTGGACACAAATGTTTGGTGAGTTTGTAGATAATGAAAAACGAAGGTTTCAACGTTTTGTTTGTAATATGAGTGTTGGTGCTTTTGATATCGGTAGTAGATTATTTTTTGCTATGGCTACACCGTTGGTTAAGCGATTGCCTGATGATCTGTTTGGAGTTGAAATTATTTCAGTTGACACTAAATTTAAACCAACACCCCTTATGACCGTTACTCCTGTTGACCAGAATCAAGAATTAGACCAAACTAATCCCTTACGACCTCTTATTAATATTGATAAAATTCAAGAAGATGAAATTTATGAATTTACTTATGACATTAAATACGATGAAGAACCTCACCTTCGTTATGCTTACAAGGTTTTGAAACACAAGATGAGTCATTTTGGCATTACTCATTTTAATAATGTTTTTCGTGATGGAGTTCAGTATCTTACTGCTAATGTTAAAGTTAAAAAACCTCAACCTAAAACTCAAATTGTTCGTATCCACGCTAAGACCTTTTCTGAAGCTTATATTACTATTTTGTCCACTTTACATCGTTTGTACAACTCTTTTCGCATGCGATTGAATTATAAATACACAGCTGGAGAGCGTTCTTATTGGTTCTGTCGTTACTTTATGGGCACTGTTGTCTCTTTTCTTATGTCAAAGGAAAGGCTGCAAATAAATCAAAATAATGTTCATGCTATTGCTGCTATGATCTTTTTAAAATTTTTGGAACAGAATAAACATGCCAAGCCCATTATTAATATTTTGATAAGTTTGGATAATGAATATTTTACTTTAGTAAATGAAGTTTTTATGGATTTGTTAACCATTGAACTCACCAAACAAAATACTTTCAGAGAAATTGCTGACACTTTATTTTATCGGTGTATGTTAAATTTAATTATATGTCGTTACCATTTTCAGAACCCAGTAGGTGTTATTGTCAACGGCGAGGAACTCTTGTTCCCGCAGTATCATTAGCTTCCCAATTAAGGTACAATACAGCAAAGGCCTACCTAGATTTCCCAATCCGTCCTGGTTTACCGAAAATTGCATTTGCTTGGATTGCTCAGCGAAATAAAGCAGGATTGCCTTATGCTGTGAACATCTGCCCTTTTACGACAGATGTTCCGTTCTGTTCTGACCCACATGAAAATCTTAATGTTCTGTGCGGTTTTTTAAAAAGAATATCTTGTATACAAAAGACAATAACACACGAGGCTACTGAAGGTTTACAGAAAACAGTTCATGATTATCTATTGAAACATTATTTACGAGGGGATATTAAGCCATTGCCTTGTTATGAAAATTTGAGGGCCCCCTTCTTTCATAGGTGGTTAAATCAAAATAAAAATTATACATGCCAACGTAAAAACCAATTGTCCAAAGAATTTTTTATTTTACAATCTTGTGGATATCGTTTAACTAATAAAAATTACAATGTCCATTCTTTCATAAAAAGAGAATTTTACGAAGAAATGAAATTTCCTAGACTTATTAATAGTAGAAGTGATGCTTTTAAAGTTGCTATTGCCCCATTTATATCTAGTATTGAAGACGTGATTTATAAACAAAAATATTTTGTGAAACATTGTACGCCAATGCAAATTGCTCAGAAATTTAAAACGCTATCTAAATATCCATATATTCTTGAAACAGATTATTCTAGTTTTGAAAGTTGTTTTCAATTGAAATACTGTCAAGCTGTTGAATTGCAATTATTTGAATTTATGCTGCAAAATAACCCACGAATTTTTGACCAAATAAAATATTGTTATCTTCATGGTACAAAACCTAGGACTGTTAAGTTGCATTCTGATGAATTCATTGCATATTCGTCACAATCCAGGATGTCAGGTGAAATGTGGACCAGCCTAGGAAATGGTTTTTCTAATTTGATGAACATGAAATATTTGTGCAAATTACATAATTTAAAATTTAAAGGCTTTGTTGAAGGCGATGATGGTATATTTAGTTTGACCAAAGACAGCATTTGTGTTGATGATTATTCTAAGCTAGGTTTTAATATTAAAATGAAATATAGCCAAAATGTTACTGATTCCGCCTTTTGTGGCATATTGTTTGATAATGAAACTAACAAATTATTGGCAAGCCCTGAACAATTGTCTAGACTTGGTTGGACATGTCGAGCACAATATCTGAGAGCTAGACGACCTAAGTTATTGCAATTATTAAAAGCCAAGGCCATGTCAATTTATGCAACTGCCCCCTGCACTCCAATTTTAGGACCTTTGTGCTATAAAATTATTCAACAATTGCCTAATGTAGTACCTAATTTTTCCGGGCTTTATACAAAATGGATAGTTGATTTTAATCAAGATTGGGTTTATCAAAAGATACCTTTGTCAAGTAGAATATTATATGAACAAAAATATCATATTAGCTTGGATCAGCAATTTGTTTGTGAACAAATTATAAATGATAATAACTTTGAAAATGTACAATTGCCCTTCTGTTTCTTGTCAGAGAGCAATTCAATTTATATAGTTTAAGTTTAATCTAGTAATCAAATAATCACCCATTGTGATTCGGTATTCAAGTGTTAGGCTGCCTGTGTAGAGCTCTTCGGAGTACTCTGTTCCTTTGATGTCAATCATCACCTGGGAGGAGTCATTTCTGCATCGACAGGACCAGCTTGAATAGTACGGACCACATAATGACTGTTGTACAATATCTATGCATTGTCGGTTTCCGCTGTGCATACTAAAAACACTACATTAATTCCAAAGAATATGGGTGACTCGGGCCTAGTTGGCCTCTGGTATTTATAAAATATCACTGTTAGATTATTACATCTCAAAAGTAATGGACGAAATTCAAATACTTCAAGAAATTCTCAAAGACAAAAAGAAAAATAAACCTAAACAAAGTAACCCTTTTCGCCGTGGATTTGGCCGAGGCAAACCACGTTATTATCAGCCACCATTTAGAAGACCACCTAAATTTTATGGTCGACGAAGAGGATTCCGACCAAATCGTAGAAGAAACACTTATAAAATTCGTTTTGGACAACAACAAGATCTTGCTTTCAATCAAAATCCTAGTTTTAAAGGAATGGGCAATACATTCACAACTCCCGTGTCTGAATCTAAAATCGTACAATCTTATTTTAGTTTTAAGGATGATGTTATCACATTTTGCCAGCCTATACCTACTTATCTTTACATCTTGTCATCTGCTACTGTTCCACTCCATCCAATGATTTATTATGGCAGAACAGCCAACATGGCCTTAAATTTTGCTAATTACACGATCAAGAGAGCTGTTTTGCATTATGTGCCCTTAATTGGTTCTACTAGTACTGGAATGGTCGCTATAGGATCTACCAGGAATTGTGTGCCATTAAGTTATGATACTACTGTTCAATTTGGTGCTCTAACACAGATTAATGCTGAGATCAATCCTGTTTGGATGTGTTCAAAATTTGGTGTCAAAGATTTAGATTCAACTGTTAAAAATATGGCTCCTATGAATCGACATGATACAGCAAATGTGATTTTCGTTGTAGGTTCTGGACTTGCAGGAACATTAATAGCTAGTTGCACTCTGTTCTTAGAAATGAGCATTCAACTTAGTCGACCCAGTCCCAGCCCGAGCTTGACACCATTTAGTGCATATACACAAATTATCATATCTGCAGCTGGCATTCGTAGTAGTGTTGTTATCGCTTCAAATTTGCATGGATTTGTAGTCAATTCAAGTTCTCAAAATATAGATATGGGAGAATTTATTCAATCACCACCTTTTCCCGTTATTGCTACTGATTACGATATTGATCTTACACACAACGGTTGTTCAGTTGATTATGCTAGTGCTTTAGATCAAGGAACTATTTATGTTGCTTATTTCACTGAAAATTAAGTACCGAAAAGTATCTCTGCGGTTTGCACTCCAAGTGTTCTGAAGACAAACCACCCACTATATACAAAAAAATGACCTAATGTATTTCCTTGGATTCACATATACGAATCCGGGAATAAAAATAATGCATTGGGTTTAAAGAGAGTCTCATTTATATTTGGGACCCAATAACATAAAAAA